TTGCTGATAACTCATTAGTATTCACATGTGGTAAGGATGATCATGCTACTGAGCACAACTATCCAAGATCTAGTGATCCTGCAAGTGGTAAGTGGTTAACAATTTCTAACGTAACTACTGACACATTCAGAGTCCAAGTATTAGATACTATTCCTTCTACTAACACATCTACTCATACATTTAAGAGAGCAAAGACTGGTGCTATTAAGAGAGGATCAATCAGATCTGGTGGATCATTCACACACAGTTTCCAATCATTCGCTTCTAACGGACTTAAGGCGAAGAGAGATAGAGCACATGATCATGCTATCGAAATTAAGGCAGTTGGTCATGCTAAGTACTCAGCAACTGGTGCTACATACAATCCTACTACTGGTAACTTACAACTAACAGTTGCTAACAACCCATTTGCTAATGGTGACCATATTAGAATCGCTGATCATTCTCTAGTAATGACCTGTGCAATGGATAACAATGCAACTAATCATTCTTATCCAAGACCTACAGATTATGCTTCAGAGAAATGGTTAGAAGTTTCTAATGTTTCTGGTAACACATTTGATGTTAATGTGGGATCAACACCTCGTGCTAACTACCTAGTTTCTGATGCAACATTTGAACCTACTACAGGTGATATGGTGCTCACCATTGGACCACACAACTACAAGGGTGGTGGTGCAACTACAATTACTGATGCTGCTTATAATCCTACAACTGGTGTATTAACAGCAACAGTTCCTTCTCATGGAATGAAGATTGGAGACAGAGTTAAGTTTGACGATAACTCTATAACCTTCAACTGCTCTGCATCTACTGGTACTCACAGTTTCGTAAGTGGCACTAACAATGCTATTAACGATGGCACTACAACATACACAGCTGCTGCTGGCACAACTTATAATCCTAATACAGGTGAGTTGGTATTGGAAATTGGATCACATAGTTTAACAACTGCTGATACAGTTACCATTGCTAATGGTGGTGTTACCTTCACTTGTGATGCTGATAATAATGGAAGTAACCATCCATATCCACGTGCTACTGACCCTGCATCTGGCACAGCACTCGCAGTGTTGAATCCAACTGCTACTACAATTACAGTTAACGTTGGTATTGCTAATGCTGATAATCCTACTGATAACCATACATACCCACGTGCTACTGATTACCCAAGTGATAGGTGGTTAGAGGTATACAACATCACTGAAGATACATTCGATGTAATGGTATTAGCATCTGCTCCTCAGTCTGTTACTTCACCTCATACATTCGTAAGTGCTGTTACTAACGGTCTTAAGTTTGCACATGAAGCAGTTTACATTGAGGAAGAGTCACTAGTATTCAAGTGTAATGCTGACAGCTTCGGTAGTGAGCATGCTTATCCAAGATCTACTGACCCATTCTATAATACTTCAGTACCTATTCTTGCTGCTACTGCTGATACAATCACAGTCCATGTTGGTAAATCAAGTAACACAACACTTCACCAATTTGTAAGATCTGAAAATGCATTCACTCCATCAACAGCATCTTATGTCCCAGGAACAGGTGTATTAACAATTACTCACAGTGCTCACCCATTCTCAAATGGTGACAAGATTCAGATAGTTAATGAGAGTTTTGTATTCAAGTGTCAGGAAGATAGTTTTGCAACTGAGCATGCTTATCCTAGAGCACAAGACCCTGCATCTGGTGATTGGTTAACTCTTACTGTTGTAGATGCAAACACATATACAGTTAATGTTGGTGTTTCTTCTAACACTACAACTCATCAAATTGAGAGAATTGAAACTGGTGCAATTATCAGAGGAACAATTAGAGGTAATGGTGATTACGCACACACATTCGTAAGTGCTGTTACTGATGGATTAGAGAAGAAGAATTCTACAATTACTGTTAATGTAGGATCTACTGTTGCTGGTAACCATACACACAGATTTGCTTCTGCTACAAATAATGCTATCACTGCTGGTGGTAACCACACTCATACATTTGAATACTTTAAGAATAACACCTTACACAGACAGAGTGGTAAGATTACAGTTGATGTAAATATCGCTGCTACTGCTGATCTATACGATCATACATTTGTCAGTGCATTACCTGGTGCTGTTATAGGTGGTGGTAATTATCAACACTCATTTGTATCTGCTAAGACTAATGGTATATGGAAAGCAAATGATTACATTTACATCCAAGATTATGCTTTAGGATTTGATTGTGATCTAGATGCTTATGGATCTACTCACCTATATCCAAGACCTACAGATCATGCAAGTAATGAATGGTTGGCAGTATCTAATGTAACTACAACTCAATTTGATGTCCAAGTACTTAAAGGTGTCCCATCAACATTCCTAGGAAATCATGTATTCAAATCATGTATTGAAAAAGGAATTAGAATACAAGATGGTAAGATAAGAATTAACGTAGGTGTATCACCAGCTGGTAAGACATATCAGCATACATTCGTAAGTGCAAACAAAGGATGTATTATACAGGGTGGTAACTATAAGCATAACTTCGTATCTGCTGCATCTAACTGTATTACTAATACTAACGATGGCACAACATTAACACCAACAGATGCATACTATGAGCCTACTACAGGTCAACTAACATTGACTGTTGCTAATCACTCATTACGCACAGATGATGCTATCACGATTGACACTAATGGATTAACATTCACATGTAGTCAAGACCAGAATGCTACTAACCACACATATCCTCGTGTGACAGATTATGCTGACGGTAAGATCTTACCTGTCCAATCTGTATTGTCTTATGCATATCCATTGAGGACAGATTTAGATTACTATCGTGCACGTAGAGTCTCAGAGGATTATACAGGTAACGAAGGTTCTGGTGTAGAGAGTGAAATTGGTACTCTAATGGCACTAGTATCAGATGCTATTAGCAATCCTAATAATGTTGCTGGTAGATCTTACACACTACCAATCGTTTGGCCCGTCAAGTATACTCCTGACGTTGTAATCAGAGATAAGACTGTTACTTATGACACTGTAAATGGTGGTCAAGGTAATGCTGGTTCATGGAATCAGACATGTCAAGAAACTGCATCTGCTATTAACACATTAGCTGATATCTTTATCGAGACAATTGATAAGGCAGCAAATGTCCAGACTAATTTCTTGTCTACTGTAACCAAGACATTCCCATACAATAGCAATGCTGACTTCCAGTCAGGTACTTGCTATAACGTAACATCAGCACTTGATACATTGATGGAATTGTTTACCGATGCACTCGGTAATGGAACCAATAACAGTAAGAGAATTTCTAATATGATTCTCTTCAATAAGCAAGCAATTGCTGGTAGAGCATTCGCTGAGACTCAGATCAACTATCCAAATACTAACTTAACTATTGACTTTGCTAATGATTGTGTTAAAGCAATAAGATATGACTTAGTTACTGAGGGTAATGCTGGTGCATTCAGAATGACACAAGACTGGTTTGATGGTGAAGGTAACTTCATTGCATATCAGGATGTAACAAGGACTCATCTCCTATTCTGTCTTGCAAGAGTTCGTGAATATACTAAGAGTGTATTGTATGACTTCAATGAATCTGGATGGAGTCCATATGATGTTTATACAATTGAGTCTCCACAAAAACTTGAGTGGAATCAAGAAGCTGCTGAGTTTATGATTGACTCTTCACTCAACCCAATTGAGTATGCTTTGGAGATGTCACAATTCCCAACTGAAGCAAGAGTAACATTTGTAGCATCTACAGATTGCACAAACAGAGTTACTAATTATGAGATGGGTATTGATTATAATACTGATCCTGATCTAGTAAGTCTAACTCCAGAAATTAACGTAGGTTATGATCGTGCTGAGTATAGAATTAGAATTGAGCGTCCTAATAACTTCAGACGTGGTGATGTATTAACTTACATTCCAGCATCTGAGAATTCACTAACTGGTCTTACTAAGCAACCATACTTCTATGTGTTGACTGGTACTGCTGACTGGTTTGAGATTGGTGCTTCTTATATTCATGATGGTAGATTCAGACTTCTACAAGTTGATAAGTCTAATGCTGGATCTCAGATAATGGCAGTCACAAGAAGATCTGGAGTACCTAGGGTTGCTGCTACATTCCCATCTGATCCTTCAGAATGTCCAATACAAGGTGGATTCAATGCTGCTGATGTTGTGTTTGGTAGCACATCAAATGCTTACGCTGAGATCGGCACTATCAATGCAAACGAAGGTTTAATTTATAAACTCTTTACTCACTTCCCAACAGTTGCTGCACAGACAACTCCAGGTACATACGATCAGTTTATAAATGGAGAGTCAGCACAAGTCCAGAATAGTACTTCTAATAATGGATCTGTATTACAGATGTTGAAACCTAATTCTGAGAATGGCACATCATTCATTAAACTCCATACTATCGCTGGTACTATATCAGACGGTGATATCTTAGAGGGTGTTGATAGTGGTGCAGTTCATACAGTTGGTGCTCCATCTGATAGATTCTTAATCAACGTTAAGAAAGGAGCATTCGCTACAGGTGATTGGTTCTTCAGTAAAGTTGGATCTATTGAAGGATTCATGGACAACTACACAAGTAAGTCTGGATCCTTGGTAAGCAATGAAGGTGGTAGAATCGCAATTGATGTAGAAACACTTGAGGAACCATGGACACCTGGTGATATTATCTACGGTAGTGTTACTGATTACATCTTAGACATTAAGGGTATTAGTGGTACACAACTTCAACTTAATCAGTGGATACATGGTGTCCAAACCTTAGAATTAAATCTAGGTGTGGCAATCATTGACACTGGTATCTCAGATACATTTAATGTTGGTGATGAAGTTTCACTCCTACAAGGTACAGTCCAGAAGAATCCTGGATTCACTGCTGTAGTAACCAAGTATGTTAATGACCCTGATAATGGAATCCACAAACTCTGGATTGCTAATATTAATAACGTGGGTCTTGGTGCTCCTCTAACTGATCTAACACAAGCTGGTAACAATATCGGTAAGATAGAATTGGGATCTAACTTCCCAACCATATATGCTGGTGTTGCTAGTTACACTGCTACTGACTATCAATCTTACGCACAGGTAGTTGCTATAGAGCAAGCAGGTATTACTGCTACCATCTGGGTACAATCTGCTAGTGGCACATTCCTTGATAATATGTCACTCAAGTCTGACTTCGGTTGGGGTGCAGGTATTTCTTCTGCTCGCACACTTGAAGGTAGAGTTGATCGTTTCTTCAGAGGATTTGATGGTGAGCAAACAATATTTGACTTAACCGTTTCTAACGGTGAGGCATACTTCCCAGATCCTGCTGGTCACTTACTCGCATTCGTTAATGGTATCTTACAACCTCCTGGTGGTAATGCTTCTTACGTTGCATTCTCTGACAAGATACAATTCGCTGAGCCACCTGAAATTGGATCTGAATTCATCGGATACTACGTTGGTAAGTTACGTCAGTTAGATGATATCTCCTTCGAGTTTGACTCATTGAGATCTTCCTTCAACCTCAAGCGTGGTGGACTATTCTACTCCTTGACACTAACTGAAGGTGTTTCTTCTAACACTATACGTCCTGAGAATAACATTATCGTTTCACTTAACGGTATCATTCAGGAACCTGGAGTCGCATACGAGATCGTTGGTTCACGTATCATCTTCGCTGAAGTCCCACGTGCGGGATCAACCTTCGTTGGTTTCTCATACATTGGATCTGACGCAGACGTTATCGCAGCAACTGTTGTCCCACCAATCGAAGCTGGTGACAAACTAGACATCGAAGGTGAGGAATTCTCAAGAGAAGTTGCTCTAATTGAATCTTCCAACTCACTGATCACATTTGAATATACTGGATCAGTTAAGGGTAGAAATGCTGATGCTATCTCAGAGATTACCTCTGGTCAAATCACTAACGCAGTACTAACCAATCCTGGTGATGGTTACACTGACCGTCCTAACGTGGATGTTATTTCATCCTCTGGATTTGATGGTAAGTTAAAAGCATTGATGGGTATCACACGTATTGACGTTAAGACATCTGGTGTTGGTTATGCTGCACCTGCTGTCGCAATCGATAACGTAGTCCCAGATGACTTTACACCTCCTGTCGGTGGTCCAATTAACGGTGGATTTGACGTACTCGCTGGCGAAGGTCCTAGTGGTGAAGCTGGTGGCGGTGGAGGAATTACTCCTGGCACAATCGCAATCACTACAGACCCAGTTAACGTAACTGTTAACCAAGGTCAGACTGCTGCATTCACAGTTGTCTCTACTGTAACTAACAGTCAGACAATGAATTATCAGTGGCAGAAGAAGGAGTATGGCACACAGACTTGGAGCAACATCATTGGTGCTAACCAAGCAACATACAACACAAATCCAGCACAACAGGCAGACGATGGTGACGAATACAGAGTCGCAATCACTGCTGCTGGTGCAACTCCAGTTTACTCACTATCCGCTATCCTTAGCGTCCAGACAGGTGCTACTGTAATCACAGGATTTACACCTGATCTGATCTTTGACGACATCTAAATAAAAGTAAAACGATGGCAGCAACCGCTTCCTATAATAACGCAACCAATATAATCACAGTAGCATCGGATGCCCTCCCTGCTCCTGTGGTTCCTGGTGCGTTTCCTAACGATAATAACCCTAATACTATTCAGGAGAAGGACTGGGATCATGATTTCCTATACCGTGGAGGAACATTTGGAATTGCTCGCACATTTGATAATAATGGATATACGCATGACGGATTTGTTAGAAGAGCAACAATCTCAGCAAACGACTTAACTCTTTTTACTGGTCCAACCCCTAACATTAGGGATAGTGATGAGATAATGGTTGTTTTTAGTGATGGATTAAAGCAAAAATTCATCTTTAGAAGCACAACATTTACTTCAATTGATGGTGAATGTTGGTTATCTACTGATACTACACTAGATTTCATTGTAGCAGACCAAGCAATTACTCCTGTTAGCGGTACAATGGAGTATTTTGACCAAAGAAATGGAAGAGGTGACACTCCTCTAGGTCAAATTGGCATTTCTGGTAATGGAGTTGCTATTTTTAACCCTTCTGCTGGTGCTGGACTCAATCCACCATCAGGTTTTAGTTGGGTTGCTGCTGGTGATCTGACTTTTGTTAACTCTGGAGAGGATAATTGTGGTGGACACCCAGAACAGAGTGGAATTTACCACTATCATGACCCACATTTCCTAGATTGTTGGAAAGCAGGGTCATCTATGGCATCATATAACGATTATTATGGTGGTACTCAGTATAATGGAGACAATATTCGTCACCCAGACGGTCATTCTAAGATAATTGGTATAGCATTTGATGGATTTCCCATCTATGGACCTTATGGATATGACGTACCATTCGATAATTTGAGTGGTACTAGGACAATGAGGACAGGTTATGCTGTAAAAGACACAGAAGCAGCAGGAAGACCTGATTATGGTAACACAAGTGATAATCCTCCAGCTGGTACTCTTATGGAGGACTATGAATATGTCGAAGGGACTGGTGATCTAGACCTTCATAATGGTAGATTTGCTATTACACCTGAGTATCAGGATGGCACATATGCATATTTCCTGACAGTAGATGAAACTAACACAGATCTTACTAAGTTTCCATTCATTATTGGATTAAAGACTAGAGAAACTATAGACACCACGTTCACTGTTGAGGCTCCTCCTGCTGGTGGCGGTGGTGCTGGTGGCGGTGGAGTGGTACCAACCCTAACATTTACCTTACAACCACAGAATGCAACAGTGAATGCTGGTCAGACTGCTACATTCACAGTTCAGAAAGAGGTATTACCAGAAGACGGACCTGTGGCATATCAGTGGTATAGATCTACTGATGGTGGATTCGCATTCGCTGCTATAACTGGTGCAACAACTGACACATACTCAGTTACTGCACTCTCATATATGACTGGTTACAAATTCCGTTGTAGGATCGCTGGACCTGTGGGTGCACCTGTAGCAGCAGGTAACTCACCACTAGATTCTAACGCAGTAACATTGACAGTTGCTGGTCAAGGAGACGGTGGAAGCACAAATAATAGATTCGATAGCACCTCATCTACTCTCGACTCTACATTACAAACTTACGATGGCACCTAAATAACACTGTAAAGACTACTATCATGGCAAAGCAAACCCTCAATATTGGATCGTCGGCAAACGATGGGACTGGTGACAGTCTGAGAGATGGTGCTATCAAATTGAATAGCGTCATCGATGAGTTGTATACCAATCTCGGTAACGATACCAATCTACAGATTAATGTAGGCACTCCTTCACAAGACCAATTACTTAAATGGAATGGTGCTCAGTTTGCTGAGGGGTCATTTAATAAGTTTACAGAAGATGTGGACGTTGGTGGTCATAAAATTGTATCAGTAAACAATGGTGATATAGTAGTCCAACCAAATGGCAGTGGAGACATTCATCTCTGGGCTGGTGGCACAGGATCTGCTTTAACATACATTGATGGTGCTGATGGTAAATTAAAATATAGTAATCACTTCCCTACAACTGGTGATCTCCCTGATGCTGTTACTCATCACGGTATGTTTGCATATGTATCTGGTGATGGAGCAGCGAGATATGCTACTAGTAGTGGTTGGAAGAAGATTATAGGTGAGGATCACAGTCTTGGTGATCTTGGTGACGTAGATATGACAGTGGGAGGAGGTCCTAGTGATGGTCAAGTTATTAAGTGGAATGCTTCAAACAGTGCATGGGAGCCTGCAAACGATGATTCTTCAGGTGGAGGAGGTGGTGGCACCACTCAAAATCTATTTGAAGGAATCGCTGCTGACACTGGCAGTACTACTGCTAGTGCTCCTACTGATGTCCTTACAGTTGCGGGCGGCACTAATATCACGACTGCAATCGCAGGAGACACCTTAACAATTAATATGTCTGGTGCATTGGGAGATGCAAACCAGAATGCTTATGGAGTAATAGGAAGTGACTCAGGAAACAAAACCGCCAGTAGCACAACTGCTACTATTAACATTCTCGGTGGGACTGGTATTAGTACTGCTGTCAATGGAGATAATCTCACAATTACAAATGACTCGCCTAACGTAGAGCAAGTAACGTATAGGACAGTCACAGGAGACAATGGTACCACAACTGCTGCCCTCGCAACTTCTTCTCTTAACATCGCTGGTGGCCAGGGTGTAACAACTGCTGTAACTTCAAACACAGTAACGGTTAACGCAGATGTTTACCTAGGTAATACAGCACAGGAGAATAGAAACCTTATTTACAATGGTACCTCTTGGGATGCCACAGTATCACCTACTATAGGATTTAATTTCACTGGACCTAGCAGTAGCATCTACAGAGTAGCAGGTGGTGGTGTCGATCCTTCTACAGACAACCCAACAATATATGTCTATAGAGGATTCACATACAGGTTGAATAATACTACAACAGCAGCACACCCTCTTGCTCTCAGACAGACAGCAGGTGGTACAGCAGTGACTGAAGGAGTAACAGGAGACCAAGAAGGAGTCCAGTATTGGACAGTCCCAATGGATCTCGCACCTGGTACAACATATGTTTATCAGTGCACAATGCATCCAGCAATGGTAGGAAACTTAACGGTAGTCTAGTATGTCAAGAACAGTCCCAGGTAGCGGTGCTCAAATTATCCCAATATTCAATAGTATATTTGGGGTAAGGGATGTTTATGTGCAAGCGAAGGGAAGTGGATATGATCCTAATGATCCACCAAGACTAAGGGTTGAGAATTGTGGTACTCCTATAAGAGACGCAGTATTAAGAGCAGTCATTGAAGGTGAGTTAGGTGAATTGACTGCTGTAGAAGTATTAGATCCAGGTGAAGGATATGACCCATTACGTCTTAAGATAGAAGATGATGGTTCTGATGGATCTGCTGCTGGTAAGATCTTCCTTAAAGATGATGGTGGTATAGATTTCATCCAGATGACCACACCTGGTGATACCTATTTTGATGCCACTGCTCAAGTACTTGGAGGTGGTGGATCTGGATCTGAGTTAGTTCCAGTAACAGGTTTGATTACTTCTCTTGCTATTCAAGAGCAAGGTAGAAACTATACAGAGGAAGACGTAAATATCATCATTAGCGGTGGTGGTGGCCAAGGTGCTACTGGTGTTGCTAATGTTAACCAGTTTGGTGAAGTTTCAAAGATTACTCTAACCAATCAAGGTGAATTCTTTGAGACACCTCCTCTTATACAGATTATTAAAGGTGGTGGATCTGGTGCTACTGCTGAAGCATTCATTAATCTTGGTAAGATTACCAGTATAGATCTATTGACAGGTGGAGGTGGATATACCACTCCTCCAGAGATTATCTTTACTAGAGATACTAACCTTATTAGAGAAGCAAGAAATAGGCAGTCTCTAAACTCTACTGTATATGATATAACTGGACTAACATCCAATGTTTCATCTAGCACAGGTACTATAAATGTGCAGACTACTGATCCTTATCCAGGTTCAGGTAAGTTATTGATAGGTAGAGAGATTGTAAGGTATACAGGTAAAACTGCTATATCACTTGGTGATGATTATGATTCATTTACTGGTGTTGATAGAGGTGTTAACTTCCGTTTTGACCAGAAAGTTATCTTAGATAACCTACAGGATGATCCAAGCACAGGACTAACTGCATATAGTTTCCAAGTAACTGACAAGGTTAGAAGGGTTATTGAATCATCTAATAACCGAGTTGCTATAGTATATGACTGGGATCCTGCTGAAAGAGCACTATACTTAACCTTTGAGGTTGATGAACTAGCGTTTATTGATGGTGGTAGATCTAATGAGAAGTCTAAGATTATAGCATTTGTTGCTGGTACTGCTGGAGCATCAGGTACTGGTATCGCACCTCATACATTAATAGAGTTTGAAGGTAATGATATCGTTGCATTCACTACTCCTCTTAGTCTTATTCTTAACAGAAAGTTTGAAGATGATGATGAATTAGATGGTGTTGGTGATGGAATTATCGACTTGGTTAATACTGGTACTGAGTTTGAAAACCAAATATGTTTAGATGGTGGCATTGCCTCGTCTAAATATGGTATAGAGGAGACACTTGGTGGACAGAATACTACTCTATTCCAAGCAGGTGATCAGATATATGATGGTAATCCACAGTCTCTAGTTGCAACTATTCAGTCTGCTGGTGCTTTAGGTGATGGAGATACTCATACATCTACTGCAACTCTAATTGTTGAATATATTAATAGTAATACATTCACATCATCCGAGCAAGTGCAAGGTCAGACTTCAGGTATGACTGCTCATTCTACTGGTATCACCGCAGGTCCTGTGATAGGTACCAATGAAGACTTGCACACATTAACCATCAAAGATCTTGTTTCTCCAAACGGTACAACTTACCTTTGGACTGTGGGTGAAACATTACAAGGAAACACCTCTGGTGCGACTGCTAAGATATATTCAGTTGAATATACATCAGCCGTGCGAAATGAGGATGAATAACCCACATAAATAAAAAGAAGGCAATCGTTAACAATGGCGTTACTTACCGACCAATTTAGAATCTTTACTGCCGAAAGGTTTAGGAAAGCACTTGAAGGACCAGATCCTACGCAGTCTGACCTGTTGGCAGGTAGTGCTAGAGATCGTCTTTATGTGTTCATAGGCAGACCCCAACCTTGGGATAATGAGAATGCACCTCCAGACCCAGTAGATTCATTCCAAGAATTTGCGGATGACTATTCGGACATGATCTCCCTGAAGAGAGTGTTAGCAAATGACACCGTTCAGGTTATCAGGCGTACCGACTGGATTCCCCCAGAGCAAACCACTGGTGGATTGGGTTATGTTTATGATATGTATCGCCATGATTACTCCTCGACTAAAACTGCATCATCGGGTGCGACTAAACTTTACGACGCAGATTTCTACGTTGTTAACTCGTCGTATCAGACTTATAAATGCATTTACAACGGGACATCTCCTTCTGATCCTAACGGTAAACCTTCTACTGTTGAGCCCACAGGGACATCAACATCTATTATCACGACTGCTGATGGCTACCGTTGGAAGTATATGTACACGATCCCTGTTGGTCAAGTCCTAAAATTCTTCTCCAACGAGTACATGCCTGTGCTTGAAGATACTGCTGTTGTGGCAGATGCTATTGGTGGAGAGATTGATACTATTATCATTGGATCATCTGGTAGTGGTTACAACAACGGTACATACGAAAACGTCCCCATTAAAGGAGACGGTGTAGGTGGTAGGGTATCACTTGTTGTTGATGGTGGTAGAATTGCTTCTGCTACTGTGACATCTGGTGGATCTGGATACACCTTTGGTAAAGTAATCATCGATGAAGTCAACGGTATTGGTGCTGGAACAGGTACTGGTGGTAGCGTTGAAGTTGTAATACCTCCATCGATGGGACATGGTGCATCACCAGCAACTGAGTTGGGTGGTTTCCGTGTGATGATCAACACAAAGTTCACCTATGATGAAGGATCTGGTGACTTCCCAACTGATAACGACTACCGTCGTATTGGTTTGGTAATTAATCCTAACAAGTTTGGTACTCAAGAGTTAACCTCAGATTTAACATTGAGTGCAACAAAAGCGTCTATCTTCGCACCTACGTTTACTGGTAACTTCCAGACAGATGAGATTATCACACAATCTCGTACTGTTGGTGGACAGCAGGTAACAGCAAGAGGACGTGTTATATCATGGAACAGTACCACTAAGGTACTTAAATATTATCAGAATAGAGTTGACGGTATCTTCCCTGAATTTACTGGTAACCTAATCGAGTTTGAAGGTGGTAACCCCATCGTAGGTGCAACCTCTGGTGCATCTGCTGACCCAGACATCAACTTCCCGATTGTTTCAGGATCCTCTACGAGGGTTATAAACAACGCAGAATATGATCTAGGTATGGCTTTCACCAATGGTTATGCAAAAGCAGAAGTAGATCCTAACTCAGGTGACGTTATCTACATAGATAACAGGGGAGCAATCACTCGTGCTGGTGACCAGATAGAGGATATCAAAATCGTAATCGAGTTCTAATTCAATGCCACAGAATACTAATCTAAATATTAGTCCTTATTTTGACGATTTCGATAAGGATAAAAACTTTTACAGAGTCCTTTTCAGACCAGGATATCCCATTCAGGCAAGAGAACTCACGACTATGCAGTCGATTCTCCAGAATCAAATGGAGTCGATTGGTCAGCACTTCTTTAGAGAAGGTGCTATGGTCATACCTGGTCAGGTTGGTTATGACCTACAGGTTCAAGCAGTCGTCGTCCAACAGTCTTTCTTAGGAGTAGACGTTGAGACATATCGTACCCAGATAAATGGACAAATTATCGAGGGTATTACAACAGGTATTAAAGCAAAAGTACTATATTCAATCCCATCTACTGAGAGTAGTAGAGGGTATATTACACTGTACGTTAAGTATGTTGAATCAGGTGATACTGTAAGTGGCACTGGTATCAAGACTTTTCAACCCAACGAGCAGTTATTGGCCGAAAATGAAATCACCTTCGGTACAACATTGATTGAGGTTGGATCTCCATTTGCTCAGTTACTTCCAACAAACGCAACAGCAGTTGCTTCTACTGCATATATTAATGCAGGTGTATACTTCATCAGAGGACACTTTGTAGATGTTCCATCATCATATCTCATACTTGACCAGTATTCTAACAACCCCTCATATAGAGTTGGATTGGAAGTATCAGAGTCAATTGTTACGCCAGAAGACGATCCGTCTCTTAATGACAACGCAGCTGGCACATCAAACTATTCTGCTCCAGGTGGTCACAGATTTAGAATTAAAACTTCTCTCACTAAGAAACCAATCGCAGACGAGACAGATAAAAACTTCATTGAATTACTGCGTATTAACAACTCAAAGGTTGAGCAATTTGTTACTCACACAGCATATTCAGAACTTGAAAGATCTCTTGCAAGAAGAACCTTTGAAGAGAGTGGAGACTATGTAATTGACACCTTTACCGTTAAAGCAAGAGAGACTCTTGATGACGGATTTAATAATGGTGTTTATAGAGTAGGAGACACAACACAGTCAGGTAACCTAGCATCAGATGATCTAGTAACCTACGAGATTAGCCCAGGTAGAGCATATGTTAAGGGTTATAGGACTGAGTTTTTAGTACCACAGTATGTGGATGCTCCTAAACCAAGAGACTTTGCATCAGTAAATAACGCCATCTTAGCATTCCGTCTAGGACAGATGGTAAAAGTCTACGATGTATATGGATGGCCCGAGCTGACTGGTGAAGGTGTATCACAAGCATATCAAACACTTGAGTTGTACGATGACTGGACTTTAAATACCACTAATACTGTTACTGGTAGAAAGATTGGTAGAGCACGTACTGTCCAACTTCAGGAATCTTCTGTAACAGGAGTATGGGAACTATGGATAATGGATCCCACTATGTTTACTGCCATCAACTTTGCAGCAGGTAATAACTCTGTAGCAGTTGGTGATGTGTTAGTAGGAAGGACTTCTAGAGCAAGAGGTTACGTTGGTGATGAAGGATCTTCACCAGGTTCAGTAGACTGTATGCTTGAGCAAGTCTCAGGTGCCTTCATAAATGGCGAGGTTATCGAGCGTGATGGCCGAGTTGTTGGTACACTAGAGGCAGCACACACATATAACCTAACTGATACTAGAAAGTGTCTTGGTAGACAAAACTCTGCTGGATCAGGTACTGTAGTATTTGGTTGTAACTGGATGCTCAATGATGTAAGAGTCATTGAAGGTGCAACTGTTACTATTGACAGCACTACTAACGGTAGATTAGAAGGATTTAGAACTAAGTTTGCAGAAGACCTACGTCCAGGTGAAGTAGTAACATCAACTAATACTTCAGACGAAGGTGAGAATACTCTTAGAATTATGAGAGTAGATCCTACTGCTATTAATACTACAGCACAAAATGCTGCATCAGGTCAGTCGTCGTATATCTTTGACTACCTTACACAGCATGCACTAGTAGAGACAGGACTTAAGAAGGGTAGTGGAAATGCCGACGGTGAGGTAAACACACTGGCTAGAATGCGTCCTTTCATCTTCCAGAAGGATTATCAGAATGGTGAATTATCAATTGACTGTCCTAGGACATCTATGAAGTCAATCGCTGACGAATCATTCTTTGTATACAGGACATTTAATAATAAGACTGTTGTTTCTGGTGGTGTTACTGTTTCACTACCTGAATCAGAGCAGTTTGCAACACTAGATGATGAAAACTATATCTTAACTATCATTGCTGAATCAGGATCTGCATGGGGTGTTGGTGATAACCTTAACATTGATGCACTCAATGAAGCAGGTACATTAACAGTTACCTTTGGTGCTGACAGACAGTCAGTTACTATTGATGGTCTAGCAAATGTTAACACAGTTAAGTTAACAGCATTGATATCTAAGAATATTGTATCGAAGAAGATTAAGACTGCTGCTAAGATGAGATGTCTTAATGTCCTTCGCACAAGAATTAATAATGACCAACCAAAATACGGTCTTGCCTATGGTAACTTGTATGGCACACGTATTGAGGATGAAGAGATCTCATTCGCATTGAATGATGTATACAATATACATGCTGTATATGAGTCTGAGAATGATAGTGATGCCACTCCACCATACCTAGTACTAACAGAATCTACCTTCTTTGATAACGGATCTGTTGTTATTGGTAAGACTTCTGGAGCACGTGGTAGGGTAATTCAATTCATCAACTCAACATTGAGATTGTATGTTGTGCAGTTGAATGAGATTCCATTTGCTGCTGGTGAGACTATTGATGGCCAAGATGACGATGGTAACCCATTATCTGCTATCATCGATGACGCAGATGGATCTGTAACTAGAGGTAGTAAGGTTGTAACCACTCAGTATACATTAGAAGCAGGGCAGAAAGCACACTTCTATGACGTATCTAAGATCACAAGATACCCACAGTATACACCTCCAATTAGAAAACTATTAATTATATTTGACTACTTCGTACATGAATCATCTGGAGATTACTTCTCATCTCAGTCATATACTGGTATCAACTATTCAGAGATTCCAACTTATAAACTAGATGGATCTATTAACTTTATAAGAGACCAAGTTGATTTCCGTCCAGGTGTAGGTGAGTTAGCATCTAGAGATGGTACAGTATCTAACCCATTCTTAGTAGAATGTGCTTCATTAGACTTTGCTGCAAGGACATTTGATACCTCTGGTGGTGCAGGTGGATCTACTATCTTCGATATACCGAAGGTTAATACAGAGATTCGTATGGACTATTCATACTATCTCCCACGTGCAGATAAGTTATATCTAACACATGATAATCAACTTAAGATAACCAACGGTGTATCATCTGAGGATCTTCCACCACCTGACGAGATCGATAATGCTATGTTATTAGCACAACTCGAGTACCGTCCATATGTTTATGATGTAGAAAGAGATATCATTATTAACCCTGAGATCATTCGTCGTTATACGATGAAAGATATTGGTGATCTTGAGACAAGACTAGAGCATGTAGAATACTATACTTCTCTATCTCTACTTGAAGTCCAAGCAGAAAACACTAAGACATATGATGACAACGGATTTGACAGACTTAAGAATGGTTACGTTGTTGATGACTTCACTGATCATAATGTTGGTGACGTACTTAACGTTGACTACAAGTGCTCTCTTGACTTTAAGGAAGGTCATCTAAGACCATCTCACTTCACAACTAACGTACCTCTTCAGTTAAACACTTCTGCTTCTAGCAATATTGTTAAGACTCCTGGTAACATGGCACTCCTACCTTGGGAAGACCATGCAATCATTACACAACCATATGCTTCTAGGACAGAGAATGTAAACCCATTCAACGTTTTCACATTCATTGGACGTGTTGACTTAACTCCTGCATCTGATGACTGGGTGGATACTAAGCGTATGCCAGCTAGGGTGGAGAATGTAGAAGGAGACTTCTCTGCTGTATCAAGAGATATGCAGGTTGATGGAGATGGATTTGCTCCTATTCAGTGGGGATCATGGAAGACTAACTGGACAGGTGAATCACTAATTTCAACATCACAGTTTAGAAATAGATCAGGATCATTCAGTGCAGGTGGTCGTAGACTCGGTAGATTGGGTCACGGTCAAGGAAGACAGGCACTGTTTGTCCACGAAAGAAGAACTTGGAGGGTTGTTAACAACCAAGCAAGACAAGGTATCAGGACTAAAGTTGTACCCAAGATTGATAGAAAATCTTTAGGTGACTTTACCTTATCTGAGACAGC